GGCCTCGTCTGTCGCGCCGAACATAAGACCGTATTTACCTACCTTGATGTCCAGAGATTTGTGCAAACCGAAATCAACAATACCCTTGGGGTACTCTTGGCCTTCGGCTATATCCGCAGCCGCCATTGCGGAAACGGACGGGAACACAATGGAAGAACCGGCCTGAAGCCTTATCTTCTGGAAGAACTGACCGAAAATTAATTCGGGTTCAGCAGCTTCCCTAAGTGTTCCCTGAATTACATTGGGAAGAAGAACGGATGCGTCCTGAGAAGTTAAAAACTCCTTAACGCTGATCTGATCTTCTTTACTGTGATCAAGGTTGTACTCCGATATCGCAGCCCAGAATTTGTTATTCTGGGGTATCGGAGAACCCTGTGCTTCTGCCTGCTTCAAAAATTCTTGTAGTTCCATCTTTGTCCTCCGATTATCCAGGTAAGCCGACATTCAGTTCAAACCGGCAAAACCCCTTACATTTTGCGATATCTATGTTAGTAGGAACACCCGCCACCTGTCCTTTAGCTTTAAAGGAAACGGTTACGGTATCGCCCCTATCTGCTGCATTAATCGCGCTAAACACGACGGTAATAGTACCGTCGGTATCGTCAGTTACCGAATCTATCACGGTAGCCCCATTAAGAGCGGGACTGAACGTGAGGTCCGCACTTGCAGCAGCAGGACCTGATTCGGCAACATTCAACGATGCCCCGACTCCGCCGAAGGTGTAGTACCTCAGGGTTATAGAACCCGTAGCCGCGTTGGGGATTACCACACTTTGGCTCAGGGTTACAACCCAGTTGGCACCATCGGATAAATTCGGGATACCCCTTGCGTCTCTATACAGAGGATCCTGCAAGGTGGGATCATACGGTTGATTCCTGAAACTGTAGCCAGTTGGAGAATTAGGATCTCTTACAACCGGTTCAGTTGTGGTACCGTCGGGATATACCGCCGCGGTATTTTTCCAGAAATCACCGTCCATCTCAAATTCCATTGGGTTATCAAAAGTAACCCACTCCAGAAGTCCGTCAAATGTCGGACCCACATTTACCTCCAAAACCTGTGCAACCGCATTAGCTTTGCTGGCAACTCTTTTCATCCAGCCTACTGCATCAGCGCCGTCGGTAGCACTACCGCAAGCGCCAAGATATGCGCCGGGGATCAGGGTTGAACTCGGATCCCCTATCACCGCCCCCCATTTGTGTCCCACCGCATGTGCATCAGCGTAGGACGCAAAAATTGGGAGCTCGAAATAACCCTTGCGGGCTATTCCGGGGCGATTACCAGCCAACCGTCCCCTCACGGGCTTGAAGAGGCTCATGTAGGTAAGACCAACAACCGCGGCACTCCTGTTACTAGCCGCATCCAAATCCGCAAAACCCAGCTTATTGTCATCACCCCTAAAGGCAACGAGATGCCCCTTAGCGATTACGATACTTCCCTCGGAAGCAGTGTACTGCTCGTCCGTCCAAAGATAATTGAACGTCTTGGCAGCAGCAGTTACTTCCGCAAGAGAAAGTTCTAAACCGCTAATGGCAGGTACGTCAACTTTAGGTCCAACAATAAGGCGGTTATTAGTGCGGGTTGTGCGGTCCACATACGGTTTCGGCATTAATCCGCTATTGTAAATCATTACTTAACCTCCCCATCTTTTGACCTAAAAGCGTCGATCAACTTGGTTTCAGTGGTTTTCCTCGAAGCAGTTGCGGGAATTTCCGTACTAGCAGAGTGTTTCTCTGTAGTGGTATCTCCCGTTTCCCCCTCAACTGCCGGGGTAGCTTCTGGTAAACTCTGCACACCGGTTGACCCTTGAATCTGGAGATCAGAGAGAGTATCCTTGAGGGATTCCTCCGATCTCTTTATATACATATTGAATAGTTCTTCCTTAGACTCTGTAGCACCATTCTTAATCCTGATGTCTACAATGGAACTAACCAAACCCTCTATCCCGGACTTGGCTAATTTTTCGTTCTCCTCCTGAATTGCCGCAGCTTGTGTTTGAAGAGATTCTACCTGTCCTTTAAGAGTACTTATTTCCTCTTTAAGAACCCCGATCTCCTCATCTTTGGCGTTAACTTCAACAGCCAGGTTCTCGCAAGCCAGGGTTTGTAGTTTCAACTCCTCTTCCAACCTCTCAACTTTCTGTTCTGAGGTTTCGGGTTCAGGTTCTACTTCAGGAGGGGTTGTACATTTGTCGGTTCCGCACCCGACGGTTTCCGCAGGTTTCTCTTCCTTCTTGAATGTTTCGACACAATCATCGATAGTCATTTCAATGAAGTTCGCGGCTTCGACAATATCGTCCTCCTCACTTTCCTTACCGCATTTCATAGCAGCGGCCTTCTTATTAACACACGCCAGAATTGAAGCCCTCTGAGCATCTGAGAGTTTCTTCTTAACATTGGGCCAATTTAACATAGCCTTAGCTACCGTGACATGCTTACAATCCGGCACAGGCCAACTTCTACCCGGACCGCAAAAGACACTATCCGCGAGAGATTTTCTCTTTTGGGTTGAGAGAGTTGCTTCCTCGGCCTCCAATTCAGCAACCCACTGTTCGTCCTCTTTAGTCCATGGTTCCGCTAAGATCTTCTCTATCTCTTCGTCGGTTTTGGTCAGTAGACCGAATTCCCCGAAGAGATCGGCGTAGGCGGTATCAACTTCCTTACCACCTACTTTGATACCGAATTTCTTAGCGCGACCGCGTAAACAAGCCAGAGTTTTGGCCTTATTGCCCTTAGCTGCCCCTGCCTTTACTTTGGACTGCCCTAAACGGGCGAGCGCATTTCTGACATGAGCGGCATCATGAGCGGGAAAGCTTCTATTCGGCCCACAAAAAGCCGAATCCGGGAGGTTTTTCCTAGCACCGTAGGATAACTTCGCTTCGCTAAGTGCATCGTTCATACTACCCTCCTCTTCACCATCATGGCTTTCCACGAACTCCTTGGTATCCACTATTCTAACACCGGAAGTCTGGTCGGCCGGACGGTTCACAAATGAATACTCACTAAACCACACATTACCCAAAATCCACTGGCAGAGAGTTCCCTCTGGATCCAACTCTTTGGTTTTCTTGTTATACCTCTTACCCTTGATGTGATCACAAAAGTTCCCCTCTCTTACCATATCCATTCCACATATAGTACAGACAGCGGAGTCAGACTCCACACCTATACTCCCAGTGAGGTATCGGCCGGACTTGATCTTCTCTATAGCCTGAGGATCGGTAATGACGGGCATGATGTCCACGCCCGTATTTTTACGTCCTCCGTCTACAAATTCCACATCATCCTTGCCGAGCACTCTACCGAGGGGGTCGGTATATGTGTCGTGGTTTATTAAAATGGGCTTAGCGTACGGAGTGTACCAGGATTCAACACCGCTGGGGTTACCTCTGGGATCCGGCTCGCCCCCCTGGAGCTTATCCCGTAAGTAGACGTTGTTATTCCTGGTTGCGCCCGCACTAATAGCCCTGATTCTCGGTTTTATGGAATCCCCCGTGTAAGAACCCGCTAAAGGAAGTTTGGCTTTAGCAGCCTCCTCCGCGATTATCCTATCGGTTTCCTCATCATCGGATTCCACGAACTTCACAAACGAAGTTGGATATGATTCTTTAATTCCATCTTCCTTGGTGTCTGGTTTTATGACAACAAAATCCAAGTCTTCTATAAGGTATATTTTTTTCATTTAGAACTCCTTGATACCACTTTGACATTACACTCACAGCTATAATGGAAAGGGGACATAATATATAACAAATTGCCGGTTAACTTTATTTTGTCGATCTCATTACATTTGGCGCAATCAGAATGATGTTCTATCACAACCTCAGTTTCTCCAAAGTGGTAGGCCATGACCGCATATCCCATATTCCAAGATTTATACATATGGGTCTTACCCTTGAAACCCACGAGATACTGTAGAGAATCAAATACCGCCCGCGCCGATAGTGCAGCTTCCTCTTTCGTTTTTACATTAGTTAAATTAGTCTCCAAACGGGTGAATATATACTTATGAAAGTTCTTCCAGTCCTCGGTATACATCTCCACTAGATCGTTGAACAACCTCATAATCTCCTCATGGGAGATCGGGGTTCTATTGAGATCCTTCGCTACGTTCTCTATTCCATTACTATACAGATTTAGGAGCTCCTTTTGCATTATCCCCGCAATGTCGTCCTCGGACAACTGGAATATCAAGCCCGCCCGGTGAAGCTCTATCTTACTCCTGCTGGGATCGAAGGAATCTGCCACCATGTCTATGATGTCATTTCTAGTGAGTTCAAAGACATGCCTGAGTTTTTTAACATAGGAACTTTCTTTATCCTCCGAAACAATAGTCCCCTCACTGGCATCGAGACTCGCTTTGGTGCTGCCCCTCCGGGGTTTAGGTGCCTGTTGTGTTCCGGATTGATTGGAGGGTTGGGTTTTATTCTTATTAGCGGCGGCTTTTGCGGAATCAGATCCACCGTATGGTTCGTCCACCGCCTGTATAATAGCCAAGACTTTCTTAACCCTTTCCATGAAGGTATCCGCCCTCATCTCATCCGTCATTGGGTGATATCCCATGGCGCTCCGAGCTTCGGTCTCGGTGGTTAGATAATTGGTATACTTCTGAACCTCCGCATTCTCTTTCTTGATCTTCGTGGTTACGTCGGGATCGTTGAAGCCAAACCAACACTTCTTGCTCCGGTCGAATATATCATATCCACCCTCAAGAAGGAGTTCATCTATCACAAGGGAATTAATAAAGGAGGACAGCGTTCTATGGTATCCTCTTATTCTGTCGAAGAATTCCTCGCCTATAGAAGCCGCGGCGGAACGATTGGTGGTATCCCCTTCTCCCATCTGACTGGAGGAGGTCCCCAAACCGGTGAACACCCTGCTCTTGAAGTACTGTAAATAAGAGTAGGCCTCGATTGCCCGCTGGCTGGCTCCCTTGATTTCCACATCCTGGTTCCCCGGAATGACAAAGACCCCGCTTATGGGCCCGTCCTTGAGACGATCTTCCGCTACCTGCATCTCAGCATCGCTACCGGGTTTGTCTTGGGTTCCCACTTTCCAGGTCATAACCGGATGAGAATACAGGTAGATCAAGTTTAGTATATGTTCTTCAACTTCTCTAAGGATCTTTACATCCGTGATACTCGGGAGAATAAAGGGGAATCCAAAAATCTCCCCCTCTTCCCTATCCTTGTAGAAATGCACCATGTTAGCGGGTTTGATCTCTATCTCATTTGTGCTCCCCGATGTACTTATCGTTACAACACCAGTACTGGTGCGGGGAGCATATCCTATAACCTGCTTCCAAGACTTTATATCATTCCCAACTCTCGTCCGGGAAACCATTACGGTTGGAGGGGGGATCTGGAAGTAGCCGCTGATCGGGGTAAGTCCATTAACTCCCATCAGTCTTAGTCCGGGAAGGACTTCCCCTTTCTTAAGCCTTCCTTTAATGAGGAAGACATTGTGGTACTTTACGAAGTTGTCACAAATTTCCTGTAATAGGATGTCCCAGGGTTTATGGGTCATGAACCCCATAAGGGACAGTCTCTTCTTTATATACCCTATAGCGTCGGGATCTCCGTCCAGGTACCAACCTTCTTTAAGGATAACATCCGTATGCTTGCTTATCGCGCGCTTGACGAAAGAATCTACTTCCGAAGCAATGCGGACTTCACCGAGGTTGAAAATAGGGGCTTCATATGTTCGGGTAGATCCGATAGTAGAGGGAGCATAGGATAATCCTGTTCTGCGAATCTTGACAGGCAATGTAATAATATCTTCCTTGACAATGTCAGGAGGATGCAAAAACATTTTAATTCGTTGTCGTAATGTCGCCAAACTATATCCTAGATTAAAGATCAGAATTCATAGATCTGTAATTCCTATAGTAGAAGAGCGTAGGACAACCCCACCGTTCCTTAAATTCCACGAAGTTAGGCAACTACCTCTACCTCCATAGTTTTTAATTCCTGCTTCAGCGACGGACCTCTACTGCGTCCATCTCCACAGGCGTTGATTCCGGCAGAACTTGCCGTATTGTAATATTCTCTTAAGTTAATTGCGGCGTTAAGATCACGATCTATAATCAACCCACAATTCAGACATCTATAGGTTCTATCCGATAACTTGAGATCGACCTTTTTAGTTCCACAACAGGAACACAATTTGCTGCTCGAGAACCATCTATCCGCGACTACGAGTTGGAAACCCCACCATTGGGATTTGTACTCCAACTGCCGTCGGATTTCTCCTAAGGCAGCGTCAGAAAGAGAGCGCGACAAATGGTGATTCTTTAATAGATTACTAATGGCTAGATCCTCAATGACAACCAGCCGTGGTTTGGTTTTCGCCACGGCGGTCGTCATCTGATGAATGGCATTCTTACGAATATTGCCAATTCTGTAATATAGTCTTTGTATCTTAGTAACTGTCTTCTTTCGGTTGTTGGAACCCTTAATTTGTTTAGATTTCTTTCTCTCTAACCTTGCAAGTTTATCAAGATTCTTGTCCAATGCCTTCGGATTTATGAATACTACATCATCCGAAGTTATAGCAAGATTCGTTATACCCAAATCAACTCCAATTACTTCGCCCGTCTCGTTTTGAATAGGATAGATTTCTTCTTCAGTTAGTACAGAAACAAACCATCTGTCCGCCTGCTTAGAAACCGTTGCCGACAGAATCTTCCCATTAATAGAGATATAGTCCTTCTCTTTAAGTTTGACCCAACCAATTCTCGGGAGACGAATCCTGTTTTCGGTTACCTTAATTGAATCAGTCAACCGGAATGACCGTTTCGCATCATGCTTGGATTTAAATTTAGGAAAACCAGGTTTGCCCTTTTTATTCTTCACTCTACGAAAAAAGTTGGCATATGCTTTATCTAAATCTCTCAATGCTTCTTGTGGGGCACATTTAGACACTTC